ACTTCCGGTAACCATTGCAGGACAGAGCCTACGGCAGTAAATATAGAAGCTGCATCTATTGCGTGCTTTGTTGGTTCGTCCATATGATTCATCACCTTTGTTAACATTTCCATCTCCTACGCGCTTGACGTAATCTTGAGTTAGGATCTTTAGCTGCTTTTGGAAAATCTCGCATCTGACCTGCTGACCTAGCACAAAACGATTTACGTCTCGCTGCACGCTTACCAGTGGGTTTATCTTCCGTTACAGCGGTTTGTAATTTAGAACCAGGATTAGCTTTTCTGTAAGCTGCGACACCTTTCTTCGTCATGCCAGCACCCTGCTTGGTCGGGCGAAAATTACCCGACTTCACAGAAGTTTTAATCCCCATTCCTTTTTTCTTAGTCGTCGCCATTTCTAGCCACAGAATAAGGTATAGTCAGTTAGATTTGTTGGTACCACCACAGAGTAGTCTGTAGTTTGTCTTGCAGTTAAAATACCTGCACCAGGTAAAATCAAATCTTGTGTAATGGTTACACCAGCAGGGGTTGCAATATCAAATATAGTGTTGTTTCCTGTAGTTAAACCATTAATATTAATTTTTAAGCTCCCTGCACTAGAGCCACATACTACATAAAAAGCTTTTACACGAGTTCTAGGTAGTGCTAGATCTCCTGCTGTACCAAGACTAATGTCATTAACTGATGTACCACTAATACTAATACTTTCAATAAAAGCATAATAGTTTGTTGATGTTACTGTAGCAGTGTTAGGACCGGTTACTGTTTCTGTTGTAAACTTACCTGATAAATCACCAACTTTAATACCTACTATAGTAAAAGTATTAGCTAAATCATTGCCATCTGAAGTAATAGCTACTTTATAACCTACTCCATTTGGACCTGCATCTTGTGTAAGCAGTGTCAAAGCTCCGGCAGTGCCAACTGCAGCTGCCGCTCTGTAGCGTGTAGTACTCGTAGAAGGGTTTATTGCCCATATATCGCTAGCCACGCTCATAGTATTCTCCTAATTAAGCAACAGTTGCTAATGGTGTAGAAAGTGTTTCTGCTTTCCAAGTAGAGTTAGTACCATCGTCAGAAATACATGTTACTTTAACTCTTGCATTCGCAGCTGTAGTAGCTATTAAAGTTAATGTATCACCTGCAACATCGCTTGCTGGGTTAGCTGCTGTGCCACCCATAAGTTGTAAAGCTGCAAACCAATTAGATACACCTGCGCCAGGTAATACGAATGTTACTGTTTTACCGGAGCCTACTGCTGTAGTAACAAAGAATTCATATGATATACCTACGTTATTTGTAGATAAAGCAGGCATGTTAACAACGATGTCATCTGTACCGTCTACTTCAAATAATGTTCCTGATTGAGCTGCTGTAAGAGTTGTTGTAACTGCAGCACCTGTGTTGAGTGTAGTATTGTCTACTACGACTGGTCCGTTAAAGCCAGCATTAGATGTGACTGGACCTGAAAAGGTTGACCTTGCCATTTTTATGTCTCCATACAAAGTTAAACTTATCTATCGTGTATGCGTCTGTCGGGACAGTTAGATAAGCAATAAAACCCGAATAACTAAATGATACACATTTTATAAGTATTATACAACAAAAAAGGGGCATATAGCCCCTAATTTCGCGAACTTTATTTTTTAATTACTTGTTCATTACATACATTGTTACTTCGAAACCGAATCTCATTTCAGTAGCTGCTGGTTTTGTCCACATAATATTTCTCCTTAATTTAAATTTCAGCCTAAGCTGATAAGTGAATTATGCTCTTACTTCAAACATTTACCATCAAGAAAAACATGAGTTATACATAAAAAAAGACCCAGCCGAAACTGGGTCTTTCTAAAAGGACTACTTAAATTAAGCAGCGCCTTGTGATCCCCACATACCTAATGGATCTGACCAACCGAATGAGTAACGCTCACGAGCTTTGTAGCGTACGTTACCTGTATCGAAGTCACCGTCCATTGAAGTTGTCAATGGTGTTCTTTCGAAGTGTTTCATACCGTTAGGTACGTCGGTTGTTAAGAAGTATGCATCATTGTCTGTTAAGAAATGATTGATTGCATAGCCTTCTGGAATCGCACCATTGTTTTTCAATGCGTTGATGTCGTTATCAGCAGTACCTACACGTAGTTCTGTTTCTAATAAACGAGTTGCAACGAATTGTAATGATGGTGGAATAACTAATTTACGTGGTTTAGCAGCAATCAATAAACCTCTTTCATCAGTCCATGCAGCGATTTGAATAACTGCGTTTTCTAATGAAGTTTCGTTTAAGTCAGCAGCAACTGACTGAGTATTGCTGTTTGTACCACCAGATACTAGTGGATGATCTGTAGCAAATAAAGCTTTGCCATCACCACCAGGATAGTTAGAACCATCGAAACCATTGTTTAACACGTTAGCAGCTTTAACTTGTTTAGTGTAAGCCATTGCACGTGCTAATGCTTTAGTATAACGAGCAGATAAAGTGTCATACAAGTTATCTTCTACTGCTTCTTCAGTTAATGAGAAGCCTAAAGCAATTGTTTCGTGGTTGTATCTAGCTGTCCAAGCTTCTTGAGCATTGTCATAAGCGATGGCATTGCCTTCGTTTTTAACAGGTGCAGCTGCGAAGCCTGAAAGTTTTGTTTCTTCTTCAAAAGATCTTTCAGATGTTTCTGTTTCGTAGATCTCTTTGTGCTCTTCACCATAACGCTGATATTCCATTCCGAATAAAGCATTTAGGCCAGGAAGCAACTCTTTTAATAACTGAGCTCTTGAAATTGCCATGGTTTATTCTCCTTAAATACCAGTACCGTTAGAGTATGCATGAGACTTAGGATTGAATTTAACCAATACGTCAGTCTTAGCATCACCAACAGATGATGTTGTTGAATTCACAAAATCGATAATTTTGAATGCAATTGTATCAGTAACATCAATAGCTGAAGCATCGGCTGCCATTGTTGAGTTACCTGTAACTGCAGAACCTGCTGTTGGGTTAACTACAGGAATATTAATTCCTAATGCAGACTGAGCTAATGAATCATCAGCTTGAATTTGGAATACGCAATCATAATCATCAACTACATAAGCCATAGCATCAGATGCTACAGTGCCTGATGGCCAGTATTGTGAGAATAGTTTTTGTTTAGTATTTGGATCTGTGTATGTACATCCAACAAATACGCCAACTGTACCAGCAGGGAATGCAGAAGCATTTGTGCCAAGTTCGTCAACGATTTCAACTGTACCAGCAGCTACGATAGAGACTACTGATCCGTTGTAAATGTTAGAAGCATATCCAGACGCAATTTTTAATTGACGAGTAGAACCAGCATAGGGCTGACCACCAATCAAGTTTACAGGCTTAAGCCCGTAAGGTGCGGCTGTTGCTGCCATAATAATATCTCCTTAAAGATTTGTTTAACCTTTACCAAAAGACTTAGTAGATTTCTTATCAGAGAATAACGGCATACGGGGGTCATTTTCTTTCATAAAGCTATTATCAACAGCTTTAGCTTGACCTTCTGCTTTTTGCCTATAATAGGCATTTCTCTGATCTACCATTTCTTCTGGCATTTTACATAATAGTAATCCACCTACTTCGACAGAGTCTTTAAATCTACTGTCAGTGGATACCGGTAATTTTATTTCTGGGTGCTCTGAATGTTTCACAGGTTCCCAGCCTTCACGCATTTTTGAAGACACATTTAGATTATCAGCATCATTAGCTAGAGAAATCCTTATCCATCTATAAGCCCAACCTGGTTGTTTTTTGAACTCTGGAAGGAGTGATGGGGGTGCCCATACTCTATCTCTTGGTTGAGTTTCTTCACGTACTTCTAAATCTCTATCTAATCTCTTATCCATTTGCGTTCTCCGTTTTTAAAAGTTCTCTTGCATATTGTTCCGGGGTTAACTTAAACTTCTTAGCTAATGCTAACTGTGTTTTAGTTAGTCGTACTTTTTTAGGCGCGGTACTACGCGTAGCCGGAGCAACTACAGTCGAGGGTTTGCGTTGGGCAGGTTTGTCCTCCAACGAATCATCAGATTCCCCAAAGTATTCTGGGAAACGTTTTTGCATCGTCTCATCTATACGACGATAGTAGTCTTCACTAGTCGGGTTTACACCTGACCGTACTAATTTTTCATGCAAGCCCAAAGCCAAGCTGGTCATTTCTTCATCTTGACCAAACCAAGTATTCTTAGACTGCCATTCTAATGCGCGGCTATCTGGCTTTTGAACTTGGATACTATTTTGAGCTAATTGTCCACTATTTTGAGGCGTTTGTAAAGTATTATCTATCTTGTACTGAGGTTTAAGCCCCGCAGCGCTAGATAATTTAAACTGAACGTCGTTTAATCTAGTTTGAGCCTCAATTATTTTATCGGTATCTCCTAGATCATATGCTTCTTTATAATCTCGTTTAGCTACAGCTAAATCAGTTTCATATTTTTCTTTAAGTGTTTTGAGATAATCTTCTTCTCCATAACTTAAAGTTTGTTTTAGTCGTTTATTTTCATCGATAATTCGTTGTGCTATTGCCACAGCTTCTTGTCTTTCACGGTCAGCTGCTTCTTTAGCTCTACGTTCATCGTGCCAAACTTTCTTCATTTGAGCTAGTCGGGCTTTAACTTTGGCAGAATAGTCTTCCAAATTATCATTTTCTAATTCGTCTACTATATCTTTGGGTAGTGGGTCTCGGTTTCGATCTTGTGGAGGAGTGTCATCTTCCTCTTCAATTTCAAACTCAGGTTCTGCTTTAGCTTTTTTAGATTCCTCTTGTTTAGCTTGTGCAGCTTCTTCATAATCTTCTTTATCCTGAGGCGCTAAATCTACTTCCATAGACTCATTGTCTTTTAGTTCGTCAGGTATTTCATTTACAATTTTTACCATGCTTTACTCCTTATGCGCGTTCGTAGCCACGTGGATCATCGACCACTGCTTCTACGGTATCGTCGTTAATAATGCGAAACTCTCTTCCGTGTATCTTGATTCGAGTTCCAGAATATGCTCTAGTGATTACGAAGTCTCCTTCTTTACACCAAGGCCCTGTAGGAAATCTGTCTTTATCTGCATAAGCCATATCTCCTAATTTCATAACAAATAAAACTACAGTTGAATGTTCTTCAATATTTCTTGTTTTGTCTGCTTTGATAATTCCACTTTCAAATTTATCATCAACTTGAGGTACTGCACATAGAATGCGGTATCCTTTAATCTCT